CCCCCACTTGATGCACAAGAACAACATCTACCAGGTATGAACTATTGTGGACCTGGTACTAACGTGCGATTGAGAAGGAAATGGGGAATACGTCCCGTAGACGCCCTGGACAGAGCGGCACTAAAGCATGATTTAGTGACCGAACCAAGGGGGCCATATACTTCTAAAGGTGATCCACGTAAACTTAGAAACGCAGACAGGAAGTTGATGATTGAAGCAAAGCGTCTACTTGCGTCTGGTTATCGTCCGGCATGGAAAGCAGCTGCAGTTGCCAAAGCCATGGAGATGCTGCTGATAACAGGAGCTCGCGGTCGGAAGATAAAGTAAATCTTTATAGGCATGTGTATACACCGTGTATACATGGCGAAGAGGCTATATTGGAGACTGAAGATTGACGGAAAATGGACTTGGAGACCAGTCAAGTACATTGGAAAAAAACTCGAACAGGACGTAATCGATGAATTAATCGATTATAACCAGGTTATAGATCCTGAGGTGGAAGAATGAAAGACGAATTTTGCGTATGTGATACGGAAGATTGGTGCTCTTGGTGTGCACGGGACGTGCCTATTCATCGTTCTAAGAAGGTACAGATTAGAGAACGACAATTGTATGTTGTTAAACATCTGCAGTTGGAGGAAGAGGAATGAAGAACGTTAAGTCGATATTTCATTGGTTGAGACTTGAACGTGCGGTGTGGCACAACAAACATGTGTACTCACAGAACGTAGCGGAAAGGATTGGAAGTTGCCGACATTGTTGGCCCATGGATTGTAGCTGTAAGTGGTAAAGATGTGGACCAGAAATACAGAATTGGTTCCGCCATCACGCCTGGTAAAGAAATATTTGTGGCCTTCGGACCAAATCCACTGCAGCTGCTGTGGGAACTATCCAGGCAACGGGATAATATCCCTGACGAGAGATCTAGGATGTTGTTCCTGGAATCCTAGAGTCCAAAACAAACAGCGGACTTTGGATTGCGTTTTACGCACTTTAATTGACTCTTCTTCAAAACCGGCGGTCTGGCTGGCGCGTTCTACGGGCCAGACACAAACGTCCGTTGCTGCAAGCAACGCAACGGCTTGTGAGCCGGACTCGGCTATAACGATTCAAACTGATCTGAGTCAATTTTGCGGTCAATAACCGAAAATGACTAAAGTATGTCACTTCCGGTGACCGGAGGTGCGAGGAAGATTGTACCCCCGTCGGTACATCGGACGCAGGGGACCGGTGAAGTTGGAATCAACTGAGCGGAGTGGCTGGGGAGGTCACAAAAAAACTATACACTGTATAGAACTCCCAAGCGTTTATGGCAAAGTATTCAACAGCCAAAAACAAGAAGCATACACCAGCAGTGAGATACCTTCGGTATGAACTAGCTAATTCAGGTAGTGCTGGTACAGAAACCAGTCACTACATTGACCTGGCAAAGGATCTATCTGCGATTAACCGAAGATTGATGCGCCAGGGTAGATGTTATCATATTAGGAGAGTAACTGTAGTCAGTTCGAACACTCCGAATCAGGATAATAGGATAAGCATCTCCACCATTCCAGATTCTTGGGTTGCAAGAAATGCATGGAGGAGAGGCTTCGAGACATGGCGCACAATGCGTAAGGAATCATCGAAGGCATTGGGTAACGTGGCTGGAACATGGGACGATTTCAAAGTCTATCTTAGCAATGATATGAGGTCCGGGAGCATTTTGACGCCAAAAGACAATGGTGGCAATGATGTGAGCGCAGGAGAATGGACATACAGTAAGTTGGTTACACCTGATGGAACCACGTCTGCAGATTTATTCTGGTGCCACATGCTAGGGGACCACTCTGGGTCCGTTGGAGCATGGAACAGTGTCGGGTTGATCAAGTCTTACGAAGCAAGTCGACCAACTGTTCAAGATTCGAATTCGCCAAATGTACCTGCAGCTGCTAGCGATGATCCATTAGTCAATGTATTTGACTATGGAACAGGGATAGATGAAGTCATTGACTTGATGGAAAGTGAAGCGGATGCGCCGCCATATGATGCTGATGACTACCCAGGGTCTGACGGCAATATGCCGAAGCCAATTGTAGTTCAAGATGGAACACTACAAGATGGACGCTGTGTTCTTGGAGGGTTCAGTGCAATGGCTGGTTTGTTAGAACTTGAAACAAAATCGCCACTTGAAAACGACGTTTATTCGGTACTCGTGGAGTTAGCTCCTGGTAACTACCGAGGAATATCTGCGGACGTGATTTGATGGCAACGCCAGATACGACAGTTGAAGTTGTCAACACGGCGACAGATGTTACTAAGGCTGCAAGTATTTTGCAGCATATCAAAGAGAATAACATTGCATACTTGATTGGTATTCTCATCTCGTACCAAATGGGCTTGCTAGATCAGGTGGTCACATATGGAACAGGAGTATGTGCTTGACGAGAATCATAGAAAATGTGATTGTGGCTATACAGCCAGAAAGAAGGATGCTTTCTGGATAGACACTTATGCCTGTTGGCACATCATTTGCTATAATTGCGGTGCGGAGTGGGTTTTATGATTAGTAAAAAGGACGTAGGAAAGTTTGTCCGTTACGTTCCCCCACTTGATGCACAAGAACAACATCTACCAGGTATGAACTATTGTGGACCTGGTACTAACGTGCGATTGAGAAG